TTCAAATAACTTACAGTCACGATTCACTGACGGTAACTCTTATGCTCGTCATTTAGGTGCAACTGTTACCGTCGCTAACGCATCTGCTACAGGATTCTACGTGGCATTACGTTCTACATCAACTGATTTACGTTTGTACAAAGATGGTACACAAAGTGGCTCAACTAGTACAACATTAGCTACTGGTACTGGTTTAGGTACAACTAATATATCAGTTCACGCACTCGCTGGAGCTGGTTCTATCTCAGCGACCCGTGCTATAGGTGGATATGTAATAGGCTCAAGCACACCAATGCCGCAGGGATCCATTGCTGGTTTCTCTACGGCATGGGCAACATTGAATACGGTAATTAGAACTCCGTGAATTCTGATCTCACTCTCAGTGATTGTACTATTTCCTCATTAGTACGTAGGTGTGCATGTTTGCCATTGTTAGCGTACAAGGAGGTACACCATCTACTACCTTGCATAGGTGGGGGGATAACTCCATTCATTGGGGGTGGAATAGTTACCTTCTCAAGCAGAGTGTCAAAGTCGAGTCGCCCAATCTTCAGTAACTCAGGTACCACAGTCGCAATCCTTTCAAACTTCTTACTAATTGCAAAGTCAGCTATCTGTACCAGTGTAAATTTTGCACTACTCCTGTCATACAATACGAATGCCCCTGTCACTCTGTGGTGGGGGTATTTTATTTTGAGGCAAGAGGTGTAGAAGGAAAGCTGTGAGAGGTAACCGTAGTTATCGTTGGGGGCTTTCTTGAAGGTACTGATTAGGTAGCTAGCCATAGACTTGCATTCGAGCAACACCACCTCATTGTCACGTTTGATAACGATATCAGCATGACCTATAACATCCTGATAGATTAGTTCAACCTCAGCATCGAATGTCATTGGAAATAACTCTATCATCTGTTCAACCCACAGTTGGGTTACAATGCCATCAACCATCTTCATCATAGAAGAGATTGAGAACATCTTCCTTCCCCCCCTATCAACACTCCACTTGTCTAGCATTTGAATAATCCAGGGCTTACCAACAGCGCTTGCTCTGAATTTGTCCGGTGAAGATTGGTGTCCCTGTCGCTGTCTGGCTAGTGCTTTGGCTAGTATCCTCTCAATGGTGAATCCAGTGTCAAGTACATCCTCGAAGCTACCAAATAGTTTTTCTAAGTCCTGTATAATTAAAGCCATTTGGAATCTCCAGTGTAGGGGGTGATGTCACGGGTGACAACCTCGTCAGTATCCTTTGGTTCACGTATCTCTAGCTTCCCAGTGTAGGGATACTTCTCCTCCTCCGGCGCTTTGGGGTTATCCCAAATAGCAACAGTCATGAAGATCTCACCCCCCTCATGTGCCATCATTTGAACAACCTCAGGACTGATGATGACATAGCCAGTAAGGATAGGTTGGCTAGCTCTCCCCCCCTTTCCCTTCTTAGGTTGGCGTAATCTCATGTCGATAACACTGGACGGTCGGTAGTGTTCACTGTCGAGTAAACTAATCTTCATCGTCGTTGTAACTCCTAGCTTTCTGTAACTCTTGAACTGCAATGGCTAGCCCTGCGTTGTCTATCTCCCATGCAATGGTAGCATCACGTTGCTCTGCCTTAAATCGTAGAGCTTCAAGGGGGGACATTAACTCTAGGTTATCCTCGTCGATATTGGTATAGTCACCGTCTATAGCAACTACTTCGTTGTTACCGAGTGTGATGATGTCATTCTGTTGTAAGAATGTCAAGTCACTTAGCTTCATCCCATTCATACCGTAGTATGGTACCAATTGGGGGGGAACCGGTACCATCACATAGTTGGGTGTAAGATCTTTGTACTCGGTAACATTAGTCATACCGTTGGCAATCGTATAGACTACCTCGTATTCGGTACCAAGCCAGCGAGATATCTCATCTAGGTTCATCGAAGTCTGAACTATCAACTGTTTAATCAAGTCACGCTCTTTCATAGTCTCTCCTGTGGTTAGTGTACTGAGTGCTTATTGTTACTAAGTACATTGAATGGTCGATCACTGTATTCCTCTACTACAATCATCGATCAGGAATAGGCTGTATTGCCCCTAGGATGCCCGTAGGCTGGAGATAGAAACCTCTGCTTATGGTTGGATGTCCAACCCTAGAAGGTGCCCTCTAGGTCATCCTAGGGGTAAGTAGGATCGCTCTCTAGTCGAGGGCATAGGAGCGATCCCTTTATCACCCTAGTGCAGTACACTACATTCTGTCAGTCGGTAGCTCCCTGGTAGCAGGCACAATAGAGGCACTGTGTCTACTAGGTGTAACTTCATAGTAAGTATCAGCAACAGGATTAGGAGATGAAGCCGGTACTTCGTCACCTTCTAACTCAAAGCACACCTTGAAAGTATCACGCAGGTAGTTGTCACACTGCTCAACTTCCTGCTGATAGTCTGTATTCTGTAAAGATATAACACTCACAGCATACTCAATCTGCATACCAGAACCCGATGCTTTAATCCTTAGACCATTAAGACCTTCAGCGAAATTGTAGTACCGCTTGTCAGCAAAAGCTTCCTTAACAGGTCTGATAGTTTTGACTTGTGTAATCTCCAGGAATTTTACATCTTTTCCCAAGATGTCCCATACCTGCATGAACAGAAAGTACTTAGGACGCTCACCTTCTTTGATACCTGGTGTAGCTCTAAAAGGTTTAGTAGACTTGTGGCATACCTTATCAGCAGTCCAGTAGCTGTACCCAGACACTAACGTAATAGGTACAAACACAATTTCTTCCCCACCTTTGGGCATTGAAAGTCTGTCGGTAACCTGCTCTGCATAGTGCTCGTTGTCCAGTAGACTAATCTTAAAAACCATACAACCTCGATGTGTTAGTGTGCATGGGACTGCTCTCCCCCCATTGGAGCTGTCAACTATTCGTTTTTCAGTAGCTGCTTAACACTATTCCTTAATGCAAAGTTTTGTGCCATTAAATTCAGAACTAGTTCACCAAGTGGATGGTCAGGGAATTCGTTCTCAAGTACCGTCGTGTACTTCTGTATCTCGAACTGTTGTTCCATCGTGAGATTCAAGTCTGGATAATTCATACCTAGCTCTCCACTTATTACGTGTTCCTACATTCAGCAGCCACCATGCACACAAATTGTCACCGCTGTCCGTATACATCTCTATTACTCCCATCTCTACTGTCCAATCAACAGGTTCGTAATCGTTGAGCATTACTTTTCACTCCAATTATTTACCAACTTGAAGCTAGCTCGTATAGGCACATCACCCAACATGTAGGTGAAGTCACGTTGACAGATAGCAAGTAACTCCTCAGCGTATGCATCTGGTACTAGAATCACAGCTTCGTCATGAACGGCTGCTGACAACCACGCCCCACGTTTTTTCATCTCAGGTAATAGTTTAAGTAGTAGCGTTGCGAACAAACTAAAGCATCCCCCCTGTAGTAGGGCATTGAAGCTACGACGTCTAGCTTTCTTCTGTAGCTTAACATCTCTACTGCTAATCTCTGGGTAGAAGTACCTCACCCCCAAACAATCGTAGAAGAATCCATTGTAATATAAGCTACTGCGGTATTGCAAGGGTTTAATATCCCTAAGAGTTTCAACTACCTGATAGAATAGTTCCTTCAACTGCTTAATCTCAGTGTTCTCGTACACTGCACTGATAATTTCCTCAGCCTCTTTGACGCTGATGTTGAGTGTGAGTGAAACACGCATGGGGGAGGCATCATAATTTACGCTGAAGATCCCATTTTTAGCAATCTTTCTCTTGTCATTAAACCCATCATCACCTTCATCTATGCCATACCAATTCTCAGTGTTAGCAGTGTGGACATCCTTACCTTCTCTGATGCCATCAGCCATTGTTCTATCATCACAGAACTCTTGAAGATAGTAAGCCAAGATGCACAGTTCAATCTGACTTAAGTCACCCACTAACATCTTGTAACCTTTGGGGGCGACGAACAGCGAACGTACCCTTTGCCCCCACACTGGATGTCTAGTAGATAGGTTCTGCCTTATACCTCCAATTCCTTGGAGGAGTAGACTATCTCATCAAAGACCAGATTCATTATCTAGATCTTTGTTCCGCGCTTCGGGATTGACTAAATCCCTACGGCTTTCGCCTAGTCGTTGAACCTTCTTTACCGTATGTAGTCTGGTATGTGCAGCTAGTGTCATTAGTTGCAGATTACTGAGATCATTATTAGTTGGATCCTTATCTATGTGATGTACACAGAATCCAGCAGGTATCTCAGTAAGACCAAGTGCTTTACATATAACTAGATGGTGAACGAATACATGCTTACATCCCTTTCTACCTGTATACCAGTCTGGTTTGAGTGCCATCAAATAGCCCTTACCATCGCTGATTATACCTTTGTAGTTATGGTGTAACTCGCTATACTTACCAGTCATTGGATTCTTACCCCCAAGTTTAGAGTAACTATAACACAGCTTCTTCCTCATGTCACGTATCTCTTTAGAGTAAGTACGCTTCACATATCTAAACACTGTGGAATATGACAGGTCTAGTACTAAAGCAATCTCTCCTAGAGTTAGAGGATTCTCACCAATCAATTCGTAAAGCTGACTAATACATTTGTCCATCTTGTACCTCCTAAGGTATATATGGGTAAAGCTTGGCTGCGGATTGCCCGGTCTGGGTGTCCCCGCAATTCACGGAATTTTACAACCTCCAGTTAGTTAAAGGTTGGGGGCTTTACAACTCATACGGTTGGTAACTGTCTCACCTTGCCTCCAGTCAGCGTAGATTATCTCACTCCCCGTTTCAGCTACAATCTCAGCCAGGGAGATACACTGAGTACGGATACCAATCAACGAGCGTAGTTGTTGCAGTCTGTTAGCTAGTTCTCTTAGTTGGGGGGAAGCAGTCTCAGTCACCGCCAATCGACGGAGTGTATTCTGCGTGGTGACAGGTCGCCCAGTGTCCCACTTGAAATCGTCAGGTACCCATCCCTTGCTGAAGAGTAGACTCGTTACATCGTTGGGGGAGGAGAGGTTGGGGACACCCATCTTGTCAGTAGCTTCCCACTTCTTACCCTCTTTGTTCCACTTAAGCTTGACTACCTTAGGATAGTCTACTAAGAACTTAGCATACTCCTTGTCTACGTCGGCTGATAGCTCACCAAGCAAAGCCATCAGTGCTCTACTGTCGATCTTCATCCCCCCATTTAATGAGATCATCACGTCAATGAAGGGGTTGAGCACCTTGAAGAAGCTATCATGTAAACGCTTGTCTGCATCAAGGTGAGTCATCAAATCTTTGTATAGTACCCAGGTAGCTTGAGCATCATTTAGACAGTACTCTGCCATGATCTCATTGAACGGCAGTTCGTACAACTCCTTCTTACTTACCCCATCCCATCTACCTGAAGTCTCCATCATGTAAGCGTAGTCTAACTTAGCCCCTGTCAGACTATCTAAACTGTAACTCATCAATGTGGGGTTGATAGTATGAGCAAGAACTTGGGTACAAATAAATGGGGGGGAGATACCTGCAAATTGCTGCATCACAGCCTTATCAAACTTAGCGTTGTGAGCTATGAAAGTGTAGCCGTTAGCTGCAAGGTTGAGTAGCATTTGTTTACTCTCGTCACACCATTCGTACACCTCAGCTATATCATCGTTGACTAGACTGAAACAGTGGACTACACCCTTCCCCCTCACTACTGCTAGGTTGGATGTCTCAAAGTCTAGCACCACTAACTTGTCTTGCTTTGATTGTGAATCTAACATTGGCTTCATGCTCTCTTAATTCATCTTCATCGTAAACTAGTCTAAGATGTGTAGTTACATAGAACGTTGACATACCTACCATTTTAGCAATAGTATACACAGGTAAGATATCTTCACCAGTCCTATCAAACAGTGATTCAATCCGACTGTGAAGCGCATCATGGTTGATAGCTTTCTTGTTCTGACCTTTACTTCTTGCAAGGCATCTATGTTCCTCACGCTCATGTACATCGAACCACCGAATTAGTATGTTACGAACATCTTTGAGTGACAGTCCTAACCTACTTGCAATCTCAGCCTGCGTCAGTACCTGCTCACCACGTAGTCTAAACAGTTTACACACCTCATGCTCGTCAGTTATCTGCACTGTCCTCTCTCCTTCAATAGTTTACTTCTCACCATACCGCAGTGGTTAGCTATAGCTGCCCTTGAGTAGAATGACTCGATATGCTTACGAGCAAATGTGGGGGACACCCCCAACTGTTTAGCAATGTCAACAATTGATATTACATCTTCTCTCTCAAACAACATTCGTATCTCAGCGTACAGTACCTCAGTATCTACCGGTCTATGGAACTGTCCCTTAGAACGAGCGGCTGTATTGTGCAGTTCTCTATCCTCGGCTGAATACAGTCGTCTAACTGCTTCACTTACAACCCTGCGATTCACACCTAACTCCTTAGCGATCTCAGCTTGTGTTAGCAACTCTTCACCCTCTAGGCTGAATAGCTGGCAGATAAGCAGATCTAAATTATACGTCATCTTCCTGATCCCCAATGAATTGTTCTCATTACCTTTGCATTATGCCTTGCTATCACATCCTCGTCATAAGCTATATAGATGTAATCCATCACGTACCTCAATGATACCCCCACCTTACGAGCTATAGATCTCATAGGCACGATGTCGCTACCTTCGATATCGAACAGTCTCTCAATCTCAGCGTGAAGTGCGTCGATGTTAACTGCCTTTCCAAACTTAACCTTACTTTGAGACAACCCTCTATGTTCCTCACGTTCGTGAACATTGTAGTTCTCTCTGATAACCCTGTCAACCACCCGTCTTGATAGCCCCAACTTATCACGTATCTCTGTGATAGTTAGAAAGTCTTCATTACGTAACTCGAACATGTCACAGATCTTCTTAGCTGTTTCTTTGTCTACCATATCATCCCTCTTAAAATCCCCCTGTATTATGGCATTGAAGCTACGACGTCTAGCTCTCTTCATAGCTGTTTCTTTGTCTATCATATCACCCCTCAAATACCTCAGTAGCATATGGATATCCAACCAAACCATGCGATGAAACAATTACATACTCAGATACATACCGTCTCCACGGCCAGGGTTTATCTGTCAACAGAGAGTACATAGCTGCGTATTGTGAACCTCGTACCGATTGTGGTGCTCTCTTCACTGCTACTAACAATCGCTTAACGTCCTCTCTTTTTGGGGGGATAGGGTAATAGCTCCCCCAGTTATCAAAGATAATGTCACTATCGAAATCAAAATCACTTTCGTAGCTACTTACATCCATACGTTCTACCTCTTCTTTTAAGTTCTAGGTGTAATTTCTTATGTGCTGACAGTGACATAAACTGCAGATTACCAAGGGAATTATCAACCTTGTTCCCATTGATATGATGAACACAGAATCCCTTTGGTATCTCTGTGATTCCTATAGCCTTACAGACTAGAACGTTGTGCTCTCGTACATACTTACTATTCTTACGTCCGGTATACCATGCTGGTTTCTCAACAGTTATGTAACCTCCTTCCATTGTTCTACCTCCCTTGTAGTTAGGATGAAGTTCCTTCTGGTTAGCGTAATGATAACAAAGTTCGTTCCTCTTTTTTCTAAACTCTTCAGGGTAATTCTCTATGACGTACCTTCCAACAGTGCTTTTACTTGTGCCAGTAACTGTTGCTATCTGATTAAGAGTCATTAAGTTCGGCCCAATCAACTCGTATAACTCTTTAATTCTCTTACAAGTAGAGCTGTCCATACCTGTACCCACTCATGTTAATAGTGAACTTTTCTGCGTTACAGTCATAACCACCATCGTTGATAATGTATTCTTCCTGTTCCCCGGTGATCGAAATCAACCTACGTAATAGGACTGAGTCACAACGTTGTGGCATAAACCGACTTTTCCAGTAGAGTACATGGGGGCGGGTTACCCACGGTGCACAAAGCAACATCTTATTCACAGCTAACACTGCCATCGGTGTAATCACATCCTCATCGAGTAGTATCAATGCATCTACTGCCTGACTGTATAATTCACCAGTGAGTGTGCATTGACCTCCTCTTAGAGCACTGTACAATGTTGAAAAGTCACAACCATGTAAAGTTGGGTAGTAGCATTCATCATCAACACATACTAAATGTCTCATCTTCTCCCCTCCCGTTTAACTAGCCTTTGCATTCTGCTACGTTGTTTGCTTTTCCTTAAGCAACTCGACAGTTTCCTTATGCAAATTCTTACGTCTATCCAGAATAACATCAGTCGAGCAAAGTAAATCTTTAACGTCCTTACCATAACTCTCCTTACATTGTGTTAGCTTTCATATAGCACTCGCTATATTTACCATTGAAGTCGAATACAATCCTACCGTTGATGCCCGCCCTCCTGTCCACCGTCACTGTATGTAGTTCCGTCGTTCCGTTCTCACACCTACGTATACCTAGCACCACATCTGGTAACTGCGCCAACGAGAGAGAACCTCTCATACTCCTCAGCGTTATAGGCTTCCCCTCCTCTGCACTAGCGTTGACGTGAGTGACAACTAGACCGCAGAGTTTCAACTCGTTGAGCTTTGCCTTGATGAGGGAGAGCATACCGTCAAGCAATTGAGTAGTCAACCCCTCATCATAGGATGTGGTAGCTGAGGTTACGTGGTCAAGCACTACCATGTCCGCCCGTATCTCCCTCGCTAGGTGTAACCACCTCGTCATCTCTCCGATGGTGACGAACCCATGATGCCTAATCAAGGCTAGTCTACCGTAATCTACCAACTCTTTCTTAGCATCATAGATCTCACTGTTGCTCATAGTGGTTGGGTGTTTACCTTTGTGTATCCCCCCCAATACTGCCATCGTTTCAGACGACGTAAGCTCCAGCGGTATCAGTAGAACCTTAGCGTAGTGTGCAAAGTTGAGGGCTAGCTGTGCAGCAAAAGTACTCTTCCCATTCTTAGGCAGTCCCCCCAAGCAGACAAACTTACCTGGATACCACCCCCCACCTATCAGTATGTCGAGTTGCCTGTAACCTGTTGAGATCGTTTCACCAATGTGCTCAGTCACTTCCTCTAACAGTGCAGCACCTTCAAGCAATTCAGGGGGGGAGATGTAGTCGATGAACTTCAACTCTTCCCCTCCCATTAGGAGGTCAGCTACATCCTTGTAGTTACTATTGGGGGGGAACCATAGTGTCTTAACGTCAAGCTCCCTAGGTAGATAAGTCAAAAGTTTGTTGTGATACTTGGCACCAACTTTGTCATTATCAAAGCAGGAGTACACGCGGTGTTCGTTACCAACTATCTGCACTATCTGATTTACCCACTCCCCCCACAGTTCATGACTAGGGTTTCCCCCCAATCCTAGGGCTAGCCCTCTACCGTGCTCGACTAGTGCCATCACGTCACTCTCCCCCTCGCAGAGGTACACATCAGTTGGTTCCCCATCCCATAGGTGATGACCGTATAGACAACGCTCACTACCTACTAACCATCTAGTCTCTTTCTCCCCAACAGTCCAGCCACCCTTCCTCACCTTATACCCTCTTGGTTGCTTGTCCCCCCTCATTCGGTAAGAGTAGACTACTGAGAGGGGCGCGTTACCTGCGAATGTACCGAGCTTATCACAAGTCTGAGGGCTGAGTCCTCTGCTGGGGATACCATTCATCAATGGCATCTTTAACAACGGATGTTCTAACTCACCCGACTGTATCAATTGCTCGCTGGCTAAGCTCTCCATATAAATCACCTGGCAGTACAGACACAAAACTTAGACCTGAAACGTGTCTTACGAATGAGACACAGTTAGCTTTACGTAGTTGAAGAAGCGAGAAGTGACCATACCAACGGAAGAAAGCAACTGCCCTCTCATGATAATCTGGGGGGAGATCCTGCATCAATCCTATCATGTTGTATACTTCAGGCTCTGACTGTGGCAGCCCCAATGTTACACCGTTCTCACAGTAGGAGTACACCCCACCTTCGTGGTTAACCAATGCAACATGGGAGAACTTCCAGAACTTACAGCCAGTTAGCCGTTGATACCACGATAGAATACATCCAAACAATGAACCAGGAGTAGAGAACTTAATGTAAATCATGGCCGTTATGGTTGTTGTAATATGCTAGCAATGCTGTATGAGCATCATATGTACTGTAACCTGCTTCATTGTAGATACCAAGTTTAGATATGAAGTCCGTAAATTGCTGACGTTCATTATCCCTTGATACCCACAGTAATGTAGCATCGACAGAGTGCCGTATCCTATTGATGGAGTCAGCCAGCTTCTTTACCTTAGCGTTACGTAGGTTACTCCCCCCATTAAACCACGTGACCAGTCCATCGCTGTCACTGTATATGGTTAGGTTACCTATGCAATGCTGAGATGCCCAGAGTAGAGCACGGTACAACCCAGCAAACTCTGCTAAGTTACCTGTCACCTCACCGATTAAGGTAGAGTGAAAGGCAAAGAAGAGTTTACCATTGTACCATACTGTGAACCCTAGTGAACCGAGAGATGACGGGTTAGTTGCAAACGTAGCACCATCCACATACATCTCCCATTCACCAGCGTTAGTAACACTTAGCGGTCTTGCTGATTCCACAATTCAATCCTGTTGCGTTGTGTTCTCAATACGTGCTAGTTCAAGGGCTTCAACACATTGTAGGAATCTTTCAGCTACTCTACGTGGTGTGTTGTCTGCTAACCATGCATCTACCCTCTCTTGAGTCCATGCTATCGACTCAGTACCATCATCGACAATGTGTAGTAATTGTTTAAGACAACGTGACTCATCTGTGGTTAGGTCTAGAACCACTGCAATAGCGTCAGTAACAGTGCATCTATGTTTAACATATCTCCACCGTGGTGATGTAAGCATTGCAGCTATCAGTATAAAGCCTGATAAGTCACTTCTGAAATCACCTTGTAGTGCTTCCATTGTAAAGAGGTAAGGCATAACACGCTTAACTGTTACACCATAACTGTGGATAAATGCAAGGCTACAATCAAACGCTGGGTTATACTTAGTGTGGTGTTTCTCTGCCAGTAATACAGCTTCCATCAATAGTCTTTTGTTCATGTATCTCCTTGATAATAGGGGGGGGGGGTGATGTTCCCCCCACTTTGACTAAAGACCTAACTCTTCATGCTTGGCTAGCAGTTCAGCAATCTTAGCATTCAATTCAGCGATGGTAGCAGCAGCACTAGACTTACCTTTCAGCGTCTTGGTAGGCGCATGAACGTAAGTGTTAAGGTACTGACGTACTGTAGCCCCATCTTCATCTTCCATTTCACTGTCAAGGAATACATCGATCACATCGCCATAACCTAAGGCGAAATTTTCTGGCAGATCACTACTATTGTCATAAAGAAATTGTTGGAACGCTAACAAGATAGCATCAAGCTGTTCACCGGTAGCATACATCAGTGGCTTACATGCTCTGCTAAGCTTACCGACAATAGATGCCGCTGTAACGCGAGTAATCACCCTACCTACTGGTAAGTCAATCTCATTGACAATACGTTCGCTGAAGTCTAGCTTGAATTTACCTGCTGGGGTACTGACACCGACTGAAGCTAGCACTTGCTTCTGCTCAATATCAGGCATAGAGCGACTACCGTTTCTGGAAATCATCAGCTTGTTAGCAGAGGCTAGATCCGCTCTAGAATAGAAGCACAAAATCTCATCTTCAAAGCTCTCAACCGCATATGCAGTATCAGGAGTCTTTAAGACTAGCTTACCTGCTGCATTCATACCATAGTCTCTAATGATTTTAATCATAGAGTAGAGGCGATGTCTGCCTGATGTTAAGACAAGAGTGCCAAGTACATCTGTTACTGTAGGAGGTTCCCACAACTGAGCATCTTTAATGATAGATTTAGTAAGCGAATCAACCCGCTTCGTGTTCAATTCAAACTGATGATTGCTTGCATTTCGAGCGGCTTCTAGTAACTGTTCAGTTGTATAGGTACGCATCCCGTCATATTCGATTTTGTTCTGCAGTTGAAGTGTCATAGAATCTCCTAGTGATTAGTGAAAGAGGGGGAGAGTAGTGAGTAGCTAGACTGCATGGTGTCTCTGTTTCCAAATCTAATATGCTACTCTCTACCGACGTACCCTTACTATACTACGCTATCTGTCAATCTGTCAACCCCTTAATATCTTATAAGTGGGGGGTAGTTAGATAAGCTTGGCTTATCAGTTAGAACTCCTCTGCTGCTGCTGTCACGTTGGATGGGTCAATGTAGAATGAGAACCACTGAGAACTGTCATCGTCTGACAGTAAGAAGGTGCCAGCTTTAGGGCAAAACTGGAAGTCTACCGCCTGATCTCTTTTAAACTTGCCTAAGTCACAGCGTAGAATACCAAAGCCATTACTGGGACTCTTATAAGCTACCCAACGAAACAGTTTACTGAACATCTTCCCCCCAAAATTCACACTCAGGTATTCTCAATTCAATTTGTCGGTAAGCTGGGCTATCGAAAAGCTCCTCATCAAACTCAACGGTACTATCCTCCCAGCAATCCGCTTCATCTTCTTCCCCCTCGTACTCCTCAGTAAGGATTGGAGTGGGGTCAATGCCAATGTTTGCATCAAAGGTATAGTCACTGCCATCGTGGCATATGTTGATAGTTGACTTAGTGAAATCGTAAAATAGCACATCAACTTGATCACCCTTAGTGAACGGTGGTAAGTCGATGGCTAACACAGCATCAGGAAACTGCATTGTAGACTGATATATGTAACAATCACTAGAACTTTCAACAAACAAACTTTTAAACTTCATAGTAATCCCTTGGTTGGTGAGTGGTAATCTACTACGCCTCAGTATATACTGCTACGAGTAGGTTGATTGCAATGAATAACATGGTCTTCCAAGGTTGGTCAAGGCTGACCATTGGATAGATAGCAAACGTGAACGATAACATGAATAAGTAAGGTAGCAGTCTCATTCATTACCTCACAAACAGAGGTTCATCTTCTTCATCGGTGGTGTCAGTCATTAATTGTAGTGGGGGGAAGATAACCTGTACTGTCCAGACATCAGTTTTATTTATACGCTGAATGTCCATGGTGCGTGTATCGATGTTAACAGTAGCATAGACGGGGTCACCTTTCTTCAAGCCAGCTACATCCACCAACAGTATACCATATACGCAGTTACCTTCAATGTAGATAATGTCGGTCAACAGTTCATCAAACATATTAGTCATCTCCTTCATCGGTGGTAGCAGAGAGTTCTCCCCCTAGTTTAGGTACTTGTAATCTAACCTGCTGTACTGTCTCGATAGTGGTGTTGAATGAAACAGCTATTGCGTAATTATCCTCACCGTATTCTATAGCTCTCTTAATCATCTTATCCCGTTCTAATTCACTGTGTTTCATAGCTTACCTCTCTCTGTTCGTTCTTCCATTATAACATGGGGGTGATCGGTTGTGTGGTTTCGTAACAAAACTTAACATCGTGGTAGAGACCTAGTTACTCCCCCAAAATGAAGAGGGTAACCGTGTGAAGTATGCTATCACTGAGACGCTAACTACCTCCCCCAATTAGGAAGGTAACCACCTCCTCCATCTAAGTACACCTATGTACATATCTAAGTGGAACTACTGAGGTGAGGGGTACGATCGGATACATTCAGGCTGTATGTCTCCGATCGTGTGTGTCAGACAGGGCTGTGGCCCAGCACCCCGCCGAGAGGTGGATTGGGTTGATCCCCAACCACCCCCGGAGTGGTATCATCCTGATAGGGATTATACCACGGTTTCTAGGGTTTGTCAACCCCCGTAGTACATACTACATACACTACACCACTCCCACTGTCTCACTCTGAGTCTCATTAGACTGCACCCTGTACGTGGCATGTTCTACCTTGGTACCTACGTTGGTAAGGTCGATACCTTGCAGTGTAGTAGAACCCTACGAGGTAATCAAGTAGCCCCTTCACACTCTCTATGTAGGTTGGAGGTTCAATGCACACCACTAAGAATTCACCCCTATCAAACTGTTCCATGTCGTGAAGTAATCTCAGCACCATCATGGTCTGCTCATACTGGATAGACACCAACCCATCTAGTGTACCTTCCCTTGGAATGATGAAACCTAGACGCCCAAACCTCTGATCATGGGTTAGGTACAGCCATCCCAGTGTATGTGCTACACTCAACTCTGTCAGTGTGAAGTAGGGATGGTCACGAACCAACGACTCTATATCTACACCATACTTGTCATTCAACTGAAGTAACTCATATGGTGTGCAATCTTTAATTAGGTCTGACATATTACACCTCGAGTAAGAAGGTTAATTCAGTGTTGCTCTCGTCCTGACTACGAATCACTATATCACCACCATTAGCTACGATGGTAACCTTAACTAAATCCCCTTTCTTAAATGGGGGGAGATCATGTTTTAGCCTGCCGTATGAGTATAAGAATCCTGATAGACTGTGTGAGTTGGACATATCAATCTCCTAATTGTGGGGGAGAAAGGGCACAGTTCATACCATGCCCAGAAGAGGAGCACATCTTAGTCACCGATGACTAGCTTAAGGTCGGCGTCATCCACTGAGTAGGACTTACTCGTTGACTCAATGTAAGTCTGGTTAGTCCTATCATCGTGCCACACCCTAACTGTAGTACCTGCTGCCAGTTCACCTATGCTCTGAGTTAGTGTCCCTTCAGTCAGTTCGATAGCCGGTTCCTCCCGTGTTATGTTTAGAAAGGCGAATGCATCCATGCTATTCCTCCGGTTCTGCTAACACTAACGTTGCTGCTTTCTCTGCTGCTTTATAAACTAAGATGGGGTATGAGACTATCCCCTTCTCACTCTCAATAAACAGGACACCATTTAAGTTGAGTGAGATAATAACAGTGTCGCCTCTTAAAAATGGGGGGATATCCTGTGTTAACACACCCTTTGCAGTGGCGTGACTGCTCACAACAGTTTGAATCTCTAGTAGTGTGTCAATCATGCTGCTCCTGAGTGGGGGTGAGTGGTGTTAGAACCTTAGTAACTTCTTTGAATCCTGTTGCTGACCATGCCGCCAATGCAGCAGCTTCTAACTTATCCAAGTCAACTTCAACTTGTGCAGGTGCATCTACTAGCCATGCTGCTAGCGGTACATTATCTTTAGGTGTGTCAGTCATGTTACTCCTTAGTGGGGGTGAGTGGTTCAATCGTAACCGTAATCGTTTTGTCATCCACTGTGATGCTATCGAACCCACCTTTTAGCCAGTCAGCTACAGCTTCAATGTCTGCTGCTGCTAGGTCTATAGTAAACTGTCTAGATGTATCAGTCATTTGTCCAGCCTCTCCATGTACGCTTCATAGTTACGTTGATGAAACTCTAATGGGTATCGTTCATCATCATCATCAGGATCAGGCATACTACCAATGCTTATTGCTTTAATCAGTTCTTGTATGCACTCAACACCTTGCTTAAACCCTTTGATGTTGTCTGGTGTCAGCTTATGCGTAGCTGTTACACTGCCTAGCTTACGTGGTATGTTACGCAACAGTGTCTTATGTGTCAACTGTTTAACCTGTGATGCAAGGTGTATAGCAAGGGAGAATCCCTCACACTCTTCAACGTTCATACATTTTATCACTTGCTCGCAGTATTCGTCGTATCTCATAGGTTATCTAAATCCCCTAGTGTTACGCCTGTTGTGTTAGCTGCCAGCGAGCCAGCATCTATATCATAGAGTGCCCCCACTAGTGCTAAGTCATCATCATCTAAGTCGTCGAGTTTAATATCAGCACCGTCGTCATCATTTTCCATTAGTCACCACCTCTTACTACATTGTACTTGGTTGCTGCCTTCCACTGACTGCTAATCATATTGATCATATGGTCAGCGTAGATGTAACCTCGCATCTGATCTTCACTTAGCTCATGATGTGGGGGGATATCATCAATCGTCATCCCTTTAACCATCTTTCTAAGTTTCTCTACTTTAACTCTGATAGGTTCTGGTGTCAAGGGGTATGTTCTACTTGCAACCAACTTATCAAGACGAAACTTGTAACCTTCCAACTGTTCAGCATTCATTAGGAACTTAGTTACCACATTCATAGCGGATCTCCTTCCTCCACTGATTGTAGAAGTGTTAGCACCGTAGTGCCTAGCAGTGCATTGATGTAGCGTACCCCCAGGTTAAACCCTATCCTCTCAGGGTCAGTAATCTCTGGTGTCTGGGTTGGTTGTACATTCAGTTGCTTACGCACTGCGAGTACTAACAATCTATCGTCGTAAGCTAGTGTGCTGTTCATCAGTGCTAACTCTACAGCGAGAGCGAATCCTCTACTCTCCTGTCCTACCATTGGGGGTAGCATTAACATTGGATACCTCCTCCTAGTACACGGTTCAAGTACGTCGTTCTGTCACAACCATACTCATGCAGTATCTGAACTGGGTCAAGGCTTGCATACATTGCAGTTGATATCTGTCGTCGCAACTTGTCGTTGTGTCCTTCTAATGTACGGTAGAGGTCTACCATCTCATTCCATGTTAGAGTGATAGCGAATTTATCGTGATGAATCTTCATAATCATCGTATCAGTGTCCTCTTAGTAGTGATGTCATTGTGGTAGCTGGCTTTAACACCGTCGTCTTAGCGATAGCATTGACGTAGCCCACTCCCAGGTTATAACCTACTATCTCATCAAATGTAAAGTGGGGGGATAACGCTATCTTTGTGTTCAACTGCTGTTGCAGTGCCTTAATGTTAGCGCGGTTGGGTACGTCGTAATCGAGGAGGGCTAACTCTAGAGCGAGGGCAAACCCTCCACGTTGTTCATTTGGTAGGTGGGGTAGTGGTAACATAGGTGTTGAAGGGTGATAACTCTAACGTAGGCAGTGATTGCCTTGGTGTTGGCTGCGGTTGCGTTGGTTGCGTTGGGTACTCTATTCTAGTAGGTGTTATGACGATGGGCTTAACTGTACCTAGAGGTACGGGCTGACACTGGATTGCTATGTTCATTATAGCTACCACCATAGCAGAGTAAGCAAGTCTAATGTGTGATAATCTCATACTGACCTCACTATTTGTGATGGTGTGAGTAACGTGGTGATGAATTGTGTAGGCTCACTACTTATCATGGTGTTCCTAACACAGGAGGTGAGCAGGCTAGCTATTAGTCTCTTCCTGAATCTCATTTGTGTACCTCCTCTAGGGTGTGGTTTCTTACTCTTCTAAGCTAACACGGTGGGTTGATCATTGTCAAGGAGGTTCGTAGCTCTGAGATGGTATCACGGTCAGTGGAATTCAACATTAGAAACCTCCTATACGCGCGCGTTGTTAAGACTACGTAACTGCATCTTCTCCCGTCTCACTTCCCTGCACTCGTTCCCCCCCTTCCTAGGTTCACCTCCCACCCACGGTGCCAGTGCGGCTGTGGCTAGGAGGCTGTGACCCTGAGGTTATGGTGGTTGACTCGCTTGGTCGTTCGATGAGAACACTATAGCATGGTTACCCTCTGCTGTCAAGAGGCATCTTCCCACTCACCTCTGTAGGGTGGCAGTGGTGGCGGTGGCGGTGGTTTACGTGGTTGGCGTTTCATAAGGGGGTGCGGTTACGTTGGCTTAATCCACCCACGCTCTAGCCATTCAGCGTAGTCGCTAGGCTCAAGCGTTAGGTAGTTACATGTCGTCATACTGATGAATCGCATTGAGCCCTCGGCATCGCCTACGTAAGCGTACTCGCCTTGGTAGGCAGTTGCAACGATGAGCTTGGACATACCTGAGATTATGTGTGTAGCTGTGAGTGTGTTCATAGGTGTGGGTGGGGGCGAGGGCCCCGTGGGTGCTAGTGGTTGCGGATGGCTGCGAGGTGGAAGCGGCGGATGACGCCTGTGTAGCGGGTGGGGCGGCGTAGTAGCTGCGGGAGTGCAGGATTGGCGGGGAACTGTGGGTGGTTGTATGTGAACATGGGGTGAACCTCTGTGGTTGGTGATGCCCCCAATATAGCAAGGGGGATGGGCACTGTCAAGGAGAAAGTGGCACAGTGACAGTTGCACTCTAGCTCATAGGCGCAGGCAGACGCACTACGTGCGCAGGTGTGTGGAGGCGCGTGTGTGGGCGAGGGGCGGGTAGAGGGGGGAAGCTGTCCCTTCTCTATATGTATAGCAGCAGAAGTATTTTTGCAATATTTTTTACCAAATTCAACAACTGCTACAGCGTCCTCCTAGGGGGTTGACAAACTGGGGGGAAGGTGGTATAGTAGGATACATGTGGGGCAACAGGTTCCCACTGCAACCGAAGCGAGGGACAACCTCAGTTCACACCCCGACTGACTGGTAGAGGCAGTGGGGGCTATCACCACCCCCAGGGGGTGGGAGCCACAAAAGCCCAGTAGCAATGCCGCCTCCTCTCCTGCTGCTGGGCTCACGTGGTGAACTAGGAACACCGAAGCTGAGGGAAGCCCTCCTCTCCTAAGGTTCTCCTCCCCAGGCTTTGGCCTCGCGCGTTTACGCGCATGTAAGCACCCACACCCGCCCCCTCATCTACATGCAACCACCATCCCACAGAGACCCATCCGCCGATTATGATGTTTACAAACGACGACTGGCAGACATCCATGCACGGTACGCTAAGTCTACACCCCCAGTAGAAGAGGAAGAGGTTACCTCAGTAGAGGCGGTAGATGGTAACACCTCGCAGTTGGTACTCGACTTCGTCAAACTCCTCTCCACCGCCATCCAAGATCCAAACTACAACGCTCAGAAGTTTACACCTAAGCAATGGGAGATGCATAAGTATGGGAAGGGAGCACACCAACGAGCAAACAGAGGATATGCAACGCTTGGAGGGGAAGATGGAGCAGGAGCAGTTGAGACGTGACATGGAAGAGGTAAGTACAGGTAAGCCTCAGATGGTTACAGCTTTTGGACTGAGACCACACATTCGTACTATCCGAATCCCTAGAGATGTGGTAGATGGTATCCTTGGCCCCGATACTAAGGTGGCTAAAGTAGTGAAGGATGTAGATCTAGACGTGGCACGCTGCCTTAAGTGGCAAGAGTTAACCCACCTAGAACGTTCTCTCACACTCACTTCTAACGAGAAGTTACAGTACGAGATTTGGTACAAACTTCCAAAACATCTGAAGAAGGAGATCTACCTTGACTACCACCCAGAAGCCCCAGTATCTGGCCGCAGTACCACGTCACCGCCTAGGTAGCATCCCAGGCTTTAACCGTCACCTAAACCCTCTACGTAAGCTGCGAGTGAAGCTAGATGACTTACACGATTACCTCCATCACGGCAAGGATAGCACTGGTTGAACTTGATGTTAGTGCTACACCGATGCCAGTAGTTCTCGCCCGATCTTACTTTATCAATCTCGACTTGTTACCTCCTAATACGTTTAAGGTGGGGGACAAAGTTGAAGTCATTCAAGCAGTAGTACCGGTAATCTTCTATGGGAAAGAAACGCAAACCCCAGGTGGTGGTGGTCCCCCAGGCCCCCCCGCCGCCTTCCCCAGACCTGAACCCCCAGATATTCGAGGGCCAGCTCGCTAAGATCCAAGAGTCGTATAACGCCCAAATTGCTGCACTTAATAAGCAGTTTGAGCAATCCTCAATTAACAATGCTGGAGTCTTACAAACGCTCCGAGATTCGCTAGCCCAGCAGCAGCTATCCTCACAGAAGTCACGAGAACAGCTAGCGGCTGCATCATCAGCATCACAAGGTCAGCTCGCTTTACTGACACAACAACGCGACGCACAAGCTGCCCAACTAAATGACCAGAGAGTTGCTCAAAGCGGACAACTTACTTCAATGTTTAAGAGACTTTCACAACGACGTTTAGCCCGCCAATCTAACTTCTAAACCAATGCCTACCTACCCCACTTACGTTACAACTGATATCTCGTCCACCAATACGACGACTTCTGGTGCTGCCCTCAGTGCTCAGTATGCTATGCAGGCTTATCAGCAGTCACACAATAAGCGTCGTACATGCTACCTACGTACTGTTGCTCCTACTGCTGGTGCCACTGCCACAGAAGCATTCATCGATGGTATCACCAACTTCCGTCTAGCACTTGCTGCTAACTCAACTGTACTACTCAAAGTTTTTGGTACTTACAATTGCTCTGTAGCAGGCAGCAACACAGCTTTCGAAATTACTGCTGGGTTTTACAACAACGCAACAGTTCTTACAGCTCTTGCTAACGCCATTTCTACTAAGTTCCCTAATGCTGCTCTTCCCACATTGGTGATTACTCTCTCAGGTCAGAACCTAGTATTTACTTGCACAGGTGTTGCTGGTGATACTAATGGCAACTGGTCTATCCGTGTAGAAATCGAAGAAGTAACTGACGTTTAAGGAGTCCCCCCATGTCTGTATACCGTGTCATTCTAGATGCTGCTGCTGCATTACGTCGTCCCGTACAGCCACCGCAGCCCACTGTTCAATGTTGTGTACCTAAAAAGGAAACCCATGGTAGAAATTGCTAAAGTACTGGACAACGATACAGTACAACTTGTTATCGAAGAGCTGACAAAAAACGTCAATGTTTTCAAAGTTGCTAAGAAGTATGGTTTGTCAATCGCTGTGATGCGTCAGATTCTTAGGAGTATGTCAGACGACGATAAAGCTAAGCGCAATTCCCTTCGAGGTGAGTAGAGATGAAAGCCCCCTCAATTGAAATGAAGATTGCCTCGCTCTACGACTGCTGGGCATTTATTGATCTCATCCAATATAAGGGGGGTACATCTGAATTTGACGACTGCCACTTTGATTTTGTACTCGTTCTACAAGCATTCCAACTGTACAATCAGGGGATGCTAACTGGTGAGTTACTGAAGCGGTGGCAAGATCTAGTAGAGGTGGGGGGAGATGTTTATCCCACACCTCGCAGTCACCTCCGATTCCCTCGAGGTCACTTGAAGTCTAGTCTTGTAGTTGCTTGGGTACTCTGGAGAACCTATAGGAATCCCAACTTCTGTCTATTGTATTCGACTAACATTAAAGATCTGTCAGAAGCATTCATTCGTGAGCTACGTTCTTACTATGAGGATGAGCACCTACAGGAAACTGTATGGAATTTACGCCCCCACATTAAGGGGCCACTCATACCCGCTCTTACCCCAGCAGTTAGACGAGCACGATATGATGACAACGACTCGATGGATAAGAAGATTGTATGGTCTAGCTACCAATTACAGTTGTTGAGGGACGTAAAGAGGAAGGAACCCACCATTCTCTCTACGTCTGTCAATACTCGATCTACTGGTAAGCACTTCGACTGTGTTGTGTTTGATGACATCGTTGATTATGAGAATTCTGAGACACCAATTAAGCAGAGGAGGGTACAACGATGGGCTAGTGACATTGCCTCCGTGGTTACCAAGATTTTTAGGAATGAGTTTTTGGGGGTGTTACCTGACGGTACACGCTTCTACGAGTCTCTGAAGGGCGAGTACGTAGTCATTGGAACACACTATAACCCCAATGACTACTACTCCTTTATTGAGATGAATGTTGATAAGTTAGGTTATCGCATTCTGTCTAAGAACATCTATGTAAATGGTGTTGATAACACTGACGGCTACCTCTGGAAGAAGTTTACAGCCGACATGGAGGCGGAGTTACGGGCTGAATTGTCAGAATCTCCTGGTGTATTTGAAGCTCAGTACCTTAACCTGGTAAATAACCCTGAGCTTCAAGTTTTATCTACAATGTTAGTCCAGTGGATTGGTCACGAAACTATGCTCAACGGTGTCACAGACGATGGAGTAGTTTACAGGAACCCAGCAACAGGCGAGCATGAGAACATTATTCCCCTTATAGCCATCGATCCAGCGGCTTCACTCAAGTCTACGGCTGACTACACTGCTATATGTGTGGGGGGGAAGTCATCACAAGGTAACTTGGTTCTACTAGACTTTGCAGTTGGAAGATTTACAGAAGAGACTACGAAATCTGAGGCGGCTAGGCTCGCTACACTGTGGAAAGTGAGACAGCTCTACTGTGAGTCGTTAGCTTTCCAAGCGATTTTGAAGGCACACATCTTAAAACACTTTATTGAGAACGGTATCTACTGCGCTGTACTTGATTACTCCCCCCAAAAATGGGGCAACAAGCAGAAAAGGATTGAGTTACAGCTTTCCCCTTACTTCCAAAATGGTAAGGTTATCATGAACCGGAAGATACAGACTGATAGACTGGTAATGAACACCTTCAACTTCTTCGGAAGAGGGGGGAAAGACGACCCCCCAGATGCAGCAGCAATTGTGGCAGAGAAAGCGGTCATCAAACTTACCGGACACAGTAATGCACGTGATACACGCAGACGCAGACTAACGTCAGGTAATTTTAATAGACACTTTGGGGGGATTTATTGATGTTGAAGTTACCTACAGCTCTGATAAAGCGGCCTAACTGTTCCACTGATGAGCTTGGTAAGTACATCTATTGGCAGTTTGGTAAGGCAAGAAATATTCGTTTACCTGTTGAAGCTGATTGGGATGCTATCTATCGTCTTTACAGGGCGAGTAAGACAGATATGCAGAAGACTTATGCCGACAGCTTCCAGCATGGTAACAAACGGAATAGTCACCACCGCATTAACACTGGTAAAACCTTCAGTGTTGTCGAAACTCTCATTGCATACTTTAAGGGGGCGACATTCCCCAGTGATGACTGGTTTGATGCCACTGCTATGGCCCCTGATTTGGGGGAAGTAGCTGCTGTAATCAAAGCTTTTGCCAAAGCTAAGATGAATGAGGGGCGTATCGTTGATATCTACGAGGAATGGCTACGCTGGTACATCATTTATGGCATAGCTACATTCAAAGTATGTTGGACAACCACTACTGAGCTGGTTTATAAGCGCACCTTTGATGAGTTGGGGTTACCAAGTGACGTAGCGAGAACTGAAGACGTATCGAAGTTGGAGTTTGAGGCTGTTTCCCCCATCGATGTATGGGTTGACAGCGGCTCACCTCTAAATGAGGGGGGGATATGGCGTAGATTAAGACCCTCCAAGCAGGATTTGTATTACTGGGAGAGCATTGGTTACATTACTGTCGATATTAAGCTGTTGGAGGGCTACGATGACAGTCACCACGGTGATCCGACAGAGGTTAAGGACGCATCTACCACGCAGAATGACCAGAATAGGGATGTTATCGAATATTACGGTAAGGTTCTCTATAAGGGGGTTCAGTATGCATGGACTCATGCAATCTTTCTAGGTTCCACCCTCATTCGACTTGCTGACTCAGAGTATTGGTGTGGTTCACCGTATGTTACGAGTGCGATGTACAAGAATCGTGACAGTGTTTACGGGATGAGCATACTAGATCCAGCACACGGGTCTCTTCACATCTTAAACGTACTTGCTAACTCCCGTTTGGACAACCTGGCGGTGTTTATCGACCGGATGTGGACAATGATACCTGATGGTATCCTCAATGAAGATGATGTCTACACTGAACCTGGTAAGGTGTTCAAAGTAGCTAGCCACGATACGTTGAAACCGTTGGATATGGGTTCCAACAATGCTGTAGTTACTTACCAAGAGGGTCAGTATCAAGAACTGGCTATCAACGAGGTGACATCTACGGGCCCGCTCATTGGTGGGGGGCAGCCTAGGAGTGGCGAGCGAGTCACTGCTGAAGAGATCATTTCAGTGAAAGAGAGTGGGGGGAACAGGCTGTTCTCAGCCCATACTCACATCGAGGAATCTGCCACTAAGCCATTGCTGAGTAAGGTGTTCCTTACATTGCAGCAATACGTAATCAACCCTGAGATTGTTAAGGTATTCATGCCTGAAATTGATATGAATGCTTATTTCAATCTAGACCCAGTGTATCTAAGTTATCCATTCCAGCTTGTACCTAACGGTGCGAACTATGTAATTGAGAAGCAACGTCAGTTAGCTGATTTGATGCAACTACTTGATATCTCAGGCAGGGTTCCACCGATGGCAGAGATGATTAACTACAAGAAGATTCTTGCTGAGTTGCTGAAGCAGATGAGGTTTAGGAATCCTCAGTCTTACTTGATGCCAGAAGCTGCTACTCCTGGTATACCTGAGGAAGAGGCGGTTGACTTAGAAGAGTCTCTTGGTGGTGAACAAATGCAGCTTGGAATCGAGCAGCAGATTCAAGAGGATGGTGGGGCTGGTCTATTGGGGGGTGTTGGTATCGATGCTTCGGCTGTCCCTACTGACGTTTTACAAACACTGACACAACCACTATTGGAGTAATATGGCCGACGTACAAGGTTCAGTTTCGGATACAGTCTTAATCCCTGAGGCGAATAAGGTTATCCCAGTTATTGAGAGTGCCGTTGCTACGAATTCGCCCGTAGCGGGCACCACCCCAGTTGTAGAGAAGCCCCCTGAGGATGCGGGTGATGACTTTGATTTAGATGCTGTCATCAGCTCTATGAATGTGGGTGAGAAGGAGGGCAGTGCTGAGGAAGGTGAAGAGTTTATTATCGACTTCACGAATCCTAAGTATGCTGAACTAGATAAAGGGTTCAAGGACATTCTTGGTATTGATCTCAAGAGTGCTTACGACCAGTTTGTTCAGGCCCAGCAAATTATTACACAGCAGCAACAAGCTATAGAACAGCAGGCTGCACAACAGACTCTCTCACAGTTAAGTAATGAGTGGGGGGTAACAGGATTAGAGCTTGACAAGCGTCTTGATACTATCCTCAAGTTAGTTGATAAGATGCCTGCTGCTAAGAGGGCAGAGTATGACAGTATCGATGGCATTAAGAGTCTGTGGACTCGAATTGAAAATAGTAAAGGTGGTAAGGTAACTACAAAAAGTAATGGTGTTACTGGTGGTCAGGCGTCTCCTAAACGTTACACGCAAAAAGGGATTAGAGACATGATGATGAGAAACCCCACACAGTATAATCAAATGCAGATGGAGCTTCAAGCCGCGTTCGAACAAGGACGTGTCGATATGGACATGTAAGTTACACCGCTTATGCGGGTGAAATTTACAGGAGTCTTCTATGCCTATCGGCCCTAACTATGCTGGCCCCGTACTGAATACTCAGCGTGGTCAGCAGTTCATACCTGAATTGTGGACAAATGAGATACAAATGTTCCGGCAAAGCCGGACGTTGAGTGTCAATCTACTTCACACATTCTACGCAGACGTTGTAAAAGGGGATACATATCATATTCCCCGCATCAGTGAGTTAGCTGTTGAAGATAAAGCGACTGATGTTCAAGTTGCTTTACAAGCTAACAATGATACCGACTATACCATCCTAGTTGACTCTGACAAAGTCACTGCTGTTGGTATCGACGTAATGCTGGAAGTCCTCAGCAACTACGAGCTACGTAAGCCTTACATGAAAGTGTTAGGCTATGCTCTAGCTAAGGACTTTACTGGTGCCATCCTTGCTCTTCGTGCTGCTATTTACAATACTGCTGCATACAATGTATTTGCTAGCAGCAATGGTTTAATCACAGGGAACGGTCTACCTTTCAGCTACGCTGCATACCTTGCTGCTCGTACCACATTGTTAGAAAACGACGTAATGGATGGTGATGATCTGGACAATAACCTTGTTCTCCTCATCTCCCCCCGTCAAGAAGCAGCTATCATGAACATCAACCAATTTATCAGTAAGGATTTCATCTCGAATCCTCCTATTGATAAAGGTTTTGTTGGTTCATTGATGGGTACACCAGTTCTGAGAACCAACTTCATTGGTAACAATAGCCTCACTGGCTGGAGAAATGGTGCTAACGGCGTCCTTGAACCTACACCTGGTGTGGTTGGCTCTCGCTACCTACCCAAGCAGGATGCTTTCACTACGTTACCACTGACGTTTACAGGTAATGCTGCACCTGTGCACACTGCAATTCTCTGCCACAAAGACTGGGCAGCCGGTATCGCTAACCGCAACCCCCGGTTTACTCAGAGCTTTGAGAACAGAGAACAGATGGAGGCTATTGTTGGACGTCAGGTGTACGGTGCCAAACTGTATAGACCCGGACATGCTGTCAACATACATACATCCAACGCTATCGTCTAGGAATCTTAAAGGGGGTGTAATTCCCCCCAGAGGAGAGTATCATGACCACATATCTAGAAGCCGTTAATGAGTGTCTTATAATGGTGGGGGAGCTTGAGGTCACTACTCTCTCCCCTGCCACAACTGTTGCAAAGAAAGCTAAGATTGCAATTATCAACTCAATTGATTTTATTGCACGTATAGCACACTGGCCATATTTCCGTCAAGAAGTGGCAGCACTATCTTGGGTAGCCGGTGTAGCTACTGTAACTCCGTATCAGCGTGTTTATGAAGTGGTAGATACACTGACTAAATACGTACTTAGGTCGATACATCCTGTTACAATTCGGGATTTAACTTCTGAGGCTGCTGCTGTTGGCATACCCATCTACTACTCGATAGTGGGGGACAATCAAGTAATGCTATATCCTGAGCCTACTGCTTTGATTAAACCTGAGATTAGGTTTCGTATCCTCGTAGAACCTACAATGCCAACAGTCGATGCTGATGTGATAGCACTCTCTCCCCCCCTATATCAACTTGCTGCACTATACGCACAGATTAGAATGCATGTCGCACATACAGGCGATATATCTACAGCGGAAGCGTTGAGTCGAGAGTTCGAGATGAGAGTACAGCACCTAAGATCGCAAGACGTGTTACAGAACACATTCAATATGAGCGGAAGCTAATGCCACAAGAACCTGCTGTTCAAGGCCCGTTTACTTCGGAGTTTACTGGTCTAACTCTAAATAATAAAGGTGGGGGAGCATCGGCAAGCTCTTCCCCAGTTTTCCATAACTGTGAGATAGATATTGATGGGTCTGTCAAGCGGCGTGGTGGAACACGGGTTCTAACTGACGATGCTGTTACAGGCAGACGTTGGGTGACAACAGTTAAGACTCGTAGGGGTAGTGAGTACCTCATCTCTGTCGATGGTGCTGGCATTAAGGTACAACTATTCCTTTCAATTGGGGGGGTAGCTACCTTTGCAACGACGTTCACCAAGACGAATGTATTTAGCCGACCACTGACAGAGGTTTACTTTGTTCAAGTATCTGCCCCATACGATAAACTTCTTATCTTTACGGGTAACCACCCAATCATTCAGATATCATTGATTGAGCGATTATTAACTTACACGTGTACTAACGGTAGCACTGGTGCTCTTACAGCAACATTCACTAATAACGACTCTAAAACATGGTTAGACAATGTAGCATCTAACTATGGACTGCTGGACACTACACAGAATGTAGTCTACACTGTTAATACCAAGTCGCCTGGTTTCGATGTTATTACCTCTGGAGGACTCTTCACTACTAGCCAGGTAATTGACTTAGTTCTCATTCAGTGTACCTGGCAATGGTGGGCTGAATCTATTACTTGGGAGGGTAAGGATTTCGTTCAGGCACTGTCCAGGGTTAACGTGACAGTACTTGACCAAAATATTGAGGTACCTCTGGATCTCATCACTGACCTTGAGCCAAGGTATCTAACTAGTCCCTACATAGGGTTAATTTGTTCTAAGACTAGTAACCACTGTAACCCCCCAGGTTTAGTATACGCAGGCCCTACGAACACCCCTAATTTAGTAGATGAGTATGGCTTCTCTACTGGGGGGAGATACATCTTCAATGCTGCTACCCCCCTTAACCACGGCCCATTCTTCGTGACTTGTGGTACCACCGAGACAGCAGGTACAATTTCGCAGATCTACATCATTCGGCAGAGGGAGCTGCGGTTCAATGGAGGCACTGGTATTCTGGTTGCTGATTTGGATGTCTACGTTGATAATACTAAGAGTGTAAGTTATCAATCAGGGTGTGTAGCTGGTGCTACGTTTCTTGACCATGTTGTGATGCGTGATACTTACACTACACAAAGGAATTTTGTGGTGGGTGCAGTTGCTCCTGATAAGGCTACTGGCATCATTTTCTTAGCTGCTGGTAACACACTAGCGTCTGATGCGTCAGTGGTGATTACTAACACGCAGACTAATTGGCTAGGTTCTAACGCAAGGAAAGTATGGTACAAAGGACTTCCTTCAGGTGGGGGGAACTTAGATGGTACCTATGTAGCGGCGTTTGGTTTAGGTTCATTTGCTGACTACCAGAAGGGTTACTTTCCAGTCTTTGGTGCTCTCTTCCGTGACAGGTTAATTTTAAAGAATCATCCTACTGCTGCTGACCAGCTTGTTGTTTCTGCTACTGCTGATGTAGTTATTATCGGAGAGTTCTATACTTACTTCCAAATAACAGATGCGTTAACTGGAAGTGTAGATGACCCGTTCACAATTAACATTACCTCTAATTCACGTGAGACTATCACTGGATTACTTGGTTGGCAACAATCATTCTTTGTTTTTACTAATGTCTCAACCTACGCTATCTCTCCGGGAGAAGTATTTGGCCCTAACAATTTCAGTACGGGTCTTGTTTCAAGCTTTGGTGCGTACAACAATAATTGCGTTGTCGCAACTAATCTGACAATTCTGTGCATTAATAGGTTTGGTGTCTTTGATATCTTAAACAAGAGTAATAGCAGTGACTATGGTGCGTTTGAACGTTCTCAATCGGTAAGAGAGTTGTTCATTGCAGATGTTCCAGACCGACTAGATTACTTACCATTTGCAGTACTAAATGACTCTACTAATACTGTCACCATCGGTTTGCCTGTTGATACTGACACTACTAGCTGTTCTCGTCTGCTTACCTTAAATTTGACATGGAATGCCTGGTCAACTATATCATCAGCAGTACCATTCAAATCTTTCAGTGCAACACAGCTACTTGATTCCATTGTGATGTCAGCTAGTTACCTAACCAGGGCACTGTTACTCCAGACGGATTCACCTATATTCTTAGATTATCAGGTTACTACAGTCAGTTCGTTTCCGTTCACTGTCTCTTTACCCTACCAAGAGATAGTTCGTAACCAAACTACAAGGGGGGTAATTAAGTTACCCATTCCTACTACTCCAGTTTTTAAGGAGTTTAACGCTACCAATACTAACAAACAGTTACTGACTTACGTCTCAACCTCGCTAGCTGACGTAAGTGCTTTGACACCTAGGAACATAATGCTGGACTCACCGGACTTGTTACCGTTCTTAGGTACAACCCCCCCAGCTACTTTAGGTGTAGTAGTCGTAATTACAAATGAGGATGCCTTTCCATTCTACGCACGCCCATCAACTTACACTAATACTGCCACTGCGAACTGTACCATCCCTCTACCGACTGGGTTTAACGGGGTGAATGCTACAAATCTAGTAACTAGTAAACTTGTGGGGTTAAGTTATACTAGCATGTATTCTACCCCTGTAATCAATCTGGAGAGTCTAGGTAGGTTGAAGAGGCTGAAGAAAGTGCATCTACTGTTTAACTCAGAGCTGGCTAATAAGCAGCCATACGGTACAGTTCGTAAGACGAGAATGAATAACTCCGCAATAGTGCAGTACGTACTCAACTACAGAGAGCAGGCTGCTACTGTAGAAACGAGATTGCTAACTGATGCTGACGGTACTGCTGGTAATAATCTAGCTACACATAAAGATGTTAGAGGTAGACTTCAGCTATCTCTTGTGTTAGCAGGTTACGGATGTGACTACCAAGTGTTTGTCGTATCAGCCGGAGTTGACGGATTCAACTTAATTGGTTACGAGTTTGATGTTCAAGCTGCCAATGTAAAACGTTACGTAAGGGATGTTTAATTATGGATGCAGATCAACGTGAAGAACTTAGAAAGGTATACGAATACATTGGCCCTGGTATGTATACTGTGAATCAGATTTGTAACATGCTGGACTTAAGTGAAGATGAAGTTTGGAAGTACATCCATAAGAACTACACTGACACATACCAGTATGACCGTGCTGAAGCAACCAACAACTACTGTAATGAGACAAAGTGCTGTGAAGAACAAGCAATGGTTAGCGATAAATTCTACAGACCTAGACTTGATTACAGATTTATAGAGGACGAAGTGACGAAAGCTGAGTCATTACTTAATGAAGGTCAAATGATGCAACGTAGATCTTACGATATGCTTGTCTGCATCTGTCGTGATTTAATCAACAAAGTCAGTATGGAGGATTAGTGTATGGGAGCTGTAGCTGCTGGGGTATCAATAATCAGTGGTATTGCTGGTATCTCAGCTAAGAATAAACAGGCTCAAGCGCAGAGAGAAGCCATCCAGTCACAGCAGTATCAACAAGCTGTAGCTGCGGCTAATCAACAGGCACAATTAGAGGTTCAACTGCAACTTAATCGACAGGAGTACCAGACAGGTATCCTATCACGCCTTGCTGCTTATCAACAGGGGGTAGTAGGGTTGGCAGCTCAGGACATACAGTCACAGTTGGCTGCTCAGGCACAGCAACAACAGATAGACGCTGCTGCGTTACAGCAAGTAATTGGTGCAGAACAGGCACGCGGGCAGCTTGACAGAGAAGTGACTCGTATTGGTGTAGAGGCTGATACAAGGATAGGTGCTGCTGCTACCAAAGAGGCACAGATACTAGAACAGTTGACAGAGGCAGTTAAACTTACTCCTGCTCAAAGGAGGAATGCGTCTGTTCAAGCTGCTGGTAGGCTACGCTCAACTTCCTCTGACATTCAAGAAGAGGGGGGAATGCTACGAGGTCTCAGTCAGGCACTAGAAGCAGGGCTAGGTATTGACAGGACGGCTGCACTGGCAGAATTGCAGTCACTGGGAGAGGAGGAGGTTGCTCTCATTATGGAGCAGTTCGGTCTAACCAATACGGAGCAGTCGTTCAACGATTTAGCTACCAACCTTAAACTGGTAGGTCTGAGTGCTGAAGATGCGACGACTAAGAATCAGGGTAACTTAGAGGCTACGAGGTTAGCACTTAAGAGTGGGAAGGAAACGTTAGACTTCTCTAGGGAATTACAGGGTACTGCTGCTAAAGATGAATTCAACATTACCGACTTCGGGTTGAGAACACAGCAGGAATTTGCAAGACTAGGCAACACTGCATTGCAGTCGAGCTTTAATCAGCAACAGAGGAATGTGAGGGGGGCAGGTCTCTTTGACTATCTTAACTTCGGGTTGAATACGTTTGGTGCAGTCTCACCTTTACTGAGGCAGACTCCATCCATTCAAGCTCCGCAACCTTCCACACTCTTCAGTGGATTTCCAACAGCATTCAGTAACGTAGGATAATGTACGTATTGCATCAAGTCTATCTCGTTAAACATGGGGGATACCAAAGGTAGTTATCGCCTTGGTTCCCCCTTTTTTCTCTCATTACCTCGGTGACGTATGGGTACACACGGGTACAGGTGGGGACAGCCGGGGACAGTCGGGTACACAGGATAGGGTCTAATTATGCCATCACCGCTCACACCAATTGGGTTTGACTTCTCACCTGGGCCTCAGGTAGCAGTTACACCCCCACCAGTTAACCCCCCAACAGGAGGGCAAGGGCTAGCTATCTTGGCTCAGTCCACACAACAATTTCAACAGACATTAGATGCTAACTCACAGAGTCAACGTGCAAGGGCACAGGCGCTGTCTGGTATCGCTTCGGCTAAGGCACAGGCTGAAGTTGCCATCAACTCAGCTAAGACACAGTCCTCGTCTGGGTTTGACTTTTCAGGTCTAGGCAGCTTGGTTGACACTGTGAGAGGGCTTGCAGAGCAGACAGAGAAGAAGCGTCAGGCCGAGCTACGGACGATGTTTGAGCAACAGAAAGTTGCAGCCATCCAGCGGCTGGAGAACGCTCGCATCGATTGGATACAACAGGGACGTATTGATAAGGAAGGTACAGGGGGGTACCGTGATGAAATTACTTCCATTATTGGGGGGTTCCAGTTAACCCCAGATGACATCACTTCGTTGACGCAGGAGTACTATAAGCCCGCCCTGGATTATGCTAAGCAGACTGAGGCCAATAGGATTGACACTGCTGAAAAGGTAGCTACACAGCAAAGGAGGATTACAGCAGCAGGTCTACTCGGTAAGCTGAGTGATACATTGGGGGGGTTAGCTTCGTCAGTGGGGTTGCCAGACAAGGTGGTTGAGTACCACTACGGTAAGATAGAGGAGGCTACCACTGAGTATATGTCCAATGCTGAGCTACCTATCCTCGATAGGTTGAGTGCTGTCGCTGATGCTTACGAAGCTGTCAACAAGGTGATGAGTGAGAGGAATGCTGACACCTCGCTAATTCAGCAGCAGTTAGTTGGGCTACGGGCTACTACACAGTTTGCCAATGAGCTACAACAGCAGGTGTTGGATGGTCAGATCAGCATCACTGACTACAACCACGCTGTTGAGATGGAAGCATTAGCTAACAATGTTAAGGGCTTCAAGGTACCTGACCCACTTGCCCCCACCAAGTTTATACAAGAGGTACAGCAGACACAAGAGAACTTACGTGAGTTGAAACAACGTAGGGAGATCTCACAGATTGAAATGGTAGCTGCTGACAGTGTAGTCATAGGTTCGTTAGCTACTGAATTTGCTCTCAACCCCGTGGCCTTGGCTGCTGTTGAGGCTAGTGATCCTAAGAGGTTGGATAAGAATGCTAAAGCTGCATTAGCCATCGTTAAGGATTTTAACAAGTGGCGCTATGACGAGGTTCCAGCCTACAATAGGCGCATGTCCAACCTCAATACTGACATGATGGAGATTAAAAGGGAGTTTCAGGTGTGGTATACCCGCGCAGTTAACTCTGGATTGTCAGATACCCCCCAGGTTAACAAAACGTTGGAAACTCTAAGAACTGGGGGGGTAACTCCTGAGTTGTTACAGACTGGCAGACTCACACAAGAGCAGCTTAACTTGGTACAACAGGCTACATCTGACGTACTAAAGGCTAAGACAGAGGAGGGGGCTGCGCTGCAACAGGAATTTGCTGTCAACCAACAGCGGTTTAATGCAGTTGGTCTGTTCTACGATGTAAACACAACGAAGGAGGCACATGGACAATTCGCTGAACAACGAAAACGATACAACGAACAGTTACAACAAATCCAAAGCTTCGACACCCCCATCCCCGGTGCCCCCCCAAATTTTAGCAAGGGCAATCCAGATAAGCCAGCAAACTGGAACCCCCTTAGTCGTCAGAAATACGGAGGTCAATCAATTACCTTGCCCTTCCCACAAGGTATCACTGTCCCGGAGCTGTACGAGGGACAGCAGTACGGTGCTCGCCGCCCAGGACGTACACACGGAGGACTGGATTTTGCAGTCGGTGTCGGAACCCCCGTTGTATCTCTCGTATCTGGAGAAGTTACGGAAGCAAGAAATGCTGGTGACTACGGCTTGGGGGTTGAGGTTAAGGGTGACGATGGGTTCATCTACTACTTTGCCCACCTCTCTAAGTCTGAGGTGCAAGTTGGACAGCGAGTACAAGCAGGACAGAAGATAGCCCTCTCAGGTAACACAGGAGTCGGTAGCGGCCCACACCTACACCTTGAAGTAGGGCAAGGTAACAAGTTCAACACCATAGATCCACTAGGTCATCTTGCTTCAAGGCAATTTGGAGTCCCCCCCAAAGGTAGGAGGACATCCGCTTCACCTCATGCTCGCACTACTGTGCCTAATGATGCTATCCCCTTGGGGGGTGGGAACTATCTTAAGGATGGTAGGGTCATTAAGGCGACGGGGGTAAGCCAGAGTAGTTACAATAGGGCCAACCCAGTGCGTAATAGTAGGGCTAGCCGCACCTCAGCACCAGATGATATAGAGGGTAACTACGGCTACGGTGCATTAGCACAGGATAGAGACCTCCGAGCGGCAGTTACAGGGGTGGCAAGGAACCTTAATATACCCCCACAGTGGCTAGCTGATGTGATTGCACATGAGTCGGCAGGTACATTCAGCCCTTCAATAGGCAACGGTTTGGGCTATTACGGTCTTATTCAGATAGGGGAAGAGGCTAGGAAGGACTTAGGTATCACCGTAGAACAGCTAAGGAGTATGACTGCTGCTCAACAAATGTCACAAGTAGAGAAGTACATTAAGTTACAGATGAGGTACGCAGGTGTCAAATCAATTAACAGCATCGACATGCTCTCAGCAGCCGTGTTCTTGGGACATACGGGACTGCGTGATGTCTGGGAGAATGGGCAAAAGGCTGTATCATATAACGAGGGTGACTCTGGTGGTACCCTCAAAGACTACCTCAACTCACTTGGGAAGTACGTAGGTAGGAAGTACAATCACCTTGGGGGGAGGAAGGATAAGTTTGCCCCCATCCACACAAGCAGCAGACAGGGCTGTATAACCTGCAACCAACTGCTATCTCAGGCAGTCTTTACACCACATGAGGCTCTGTATGGCTGACCCAATCTCTAACTTAAAGGGTGACGAACTACCACCAGTAACCCTACCTATACCTACATCTTTCCCCCCACCAGAACCGGAGCCTGCTGCTTTACCACCACTGCCTACTGTCACAGAAGCGCCTGCTGTCCCCACGTTCGACTTAGCACCCCCACCTATCGAGGATGTAACTCGACAGCTAGCCCCTAATATACAGGCTAGGCAGTTTCAGGTACAGCAAGAGGCCAACTTCGGTATCGACGGGGCACAAGAGATGCCCAACATCTACCAACCCCCCAACTTGAATGAGGTATTCACTGGGTTTGCTAAGACATTCGAGGATAGGCAGCGACTACTTGACCTGACGCTACCCAACACCAGGGATAGGGACGTAGCACAGCGTATGCTAGAGTCGTTGGAGCAGATACCACCACCTAAGTCTTTTACTGATAACGCAATGGCTTGGGTTGGTCAGATACTAGGTATACAACAAGAGGGGGGGAGAACATACAGTACACCTGTACTCTTCGATAGAGAGAAGGGTGAATGGAGAGGAGCACCAGTAGCAGCTATCGTCTACGCTTTGGGGTTACCTCAGAACACAGCTATGGGAGCAGCTATTGACCTAACTAACTTTGCTTCTACGGCTAAGAGAACGATGGGGGGACTGTATGAGAGGAGTGTGCCACCTTGGTTGCGTAATCAGATTACCAGTGCTGCTGATGCTACTATTCCACTCATTCCATTTGCACCTCTGCTACGTGATGTAGTCAAACTTATACCAGATAAGAACCGCTACTTTGATGGGAAGAGTAACACTGTTGAGGCATTGAGAGGGGCGCAGTACGGCTTCTCTGATCCGGTGGGGGAAGGCTTTGGTATCAAGAGAGATGAGGGTTTTAGAATTGGGGGGGCTAAGAACAGTGGTAGGTTTGGGTTCGACTTCAACCCGAGCTTACTTGCAGGTGTAGGTCTTGATATTCTCACTGGTGATGTCGTTGATGCAACCTTAGGCAGGATTCTCAAGGCAAGGAGACCGGTACCGACTGTCCCCACCCGTACCCAGGTGTCCCCACCAGTCCCCGAACCGCCCCTGCAACTGACCCTCCCATTCATGCTGAAACCGCAGAAACCTAAGAAGGCTGTACTGCCAAAGCTGAATGTGTTGGGTACACCACTAGCAAAGAGTAAGAAACCTGGGTTCAGAGGTAAGCCAAAAGGTACTCAACTGGAGATACCATTCCAGCCAGCCGGTCAATTAGAGCTGCCACTCGGTAAGTTGGTTATCACGCCTAAGCAGTTAGAGCTACCACTCAACCTGCCTGATGTACCACGTACCACACCTGGTCAGCTTAAATTAGACTTCGATGTACTACCAGAAGCTTATACACCCTTACGACAGGTAGAGGTACCGGCAGCTAAGCCTCTACCTACTGACGTGCCATTAACTCGCGAGGTACTAGAGAACCTTTCAGTAGAAGAGTTAGTTAAGCTGACTGATGAAATAGGTGGGGGTGGCACTGCTACGAGTCGTGCAAAAATTCTACATGAGATTGCTGCCAATGTAGATACCAACGTGGGGGATGGGTTACGTATACTAGATGGACTACCACCAATAGGGAGGGAGGTATTAGACGGTGACTTACCACCGATTACTAGATTGGTCAATCCCCCCACTGTTAAGATGGCTGCTGTTGATGTACCTCCAGTTATGTATCATGGGAGTCGCGTTGTCAATCTCGATTTGCCTAATATTGACCCACTAACCGGTGCTGCTCGTAGTGAGTTAGGGCCTGGTATCTACTTAACTACTGATCCAGAGGTGGCAAAGAACGCCTCACGTGCTATGTCTAATGATAATCTACCAACCATACCAGATAGAATCTTCGGCGATCCAGTGATGTACACTGTAGATACTAGCAACCTACGTCTTATCTCAGGGTTTACACCAGATGCTAAGCTCAGTGAACTTGCTGAGAAGGTAGCAACTGAATTAAACATTGACTATATTCCTGGCTACCCTAAGTCTGTAACACACATACTTGATGATGTGGCTAAATTGGAGTACGACGAAGTTACACAGCTATCCTTCCAGCGTTCGTTCGCTGATGAACTAAGGAACCAAGGCTACGACGGGGTGAAAGCTAACAACACAGTAGCTGTTTACAATCCTAAGAGTTTTGGTAGTGTGGGGGGTGTAGCTGGTGAACCGGTGGATGATGTCACAAAGATGATGGCATCTAGAGCCAGAGTAGATCTTGATACTGTTAGACAAGCTGACAGTGAAACTGCTGTAGTCAATGCAGTAGAAAGTGACATTAGACATATGGTACAGTATGGTGACGATGTTGACCAACTTAAGGCGAGGGTCGAGCAGGAAGTTATGGATGAGGTAGAAGCAGATTGGGTTGATACCTCCGTAGACGATTTCCCCAGTGACGAGCTGGTTGAACGACTCTATAACGGCCCTTGTGGCTTCTAACCTCCGTCCCCCACTGTCCCCACCTGTCCCCACCAGTCCCCACTAGTACCCATGAGTACCCATTATGCCCCTTAATTGCGACCCTAAACTTAACCCATTTCAGCAGCTCGACGAGGGTAGTGTTGAACGTTTTGAGTGGTCATCTAAAAATACGACACGACTGGCTAAGATTGCAGCACGTAGAGCCAAGGCACAGCAGGCACTCAATGCTTTCTTTGAACCGCTCGAACCCATAGCACAGGCTAGGCGACAGGTAACTCTTAGAGCACAGCAGTACTGGGAACAGATTGTATTCGAGACTGGACATCTAGCCGTACTTGCCCCCCAGAAGACAGCTAATGTTTCGTCATGGATAGCTACCTGGCTCGGTCAAAAGGTTAGGGTAGCAGGACTGGTGAGAGAGCCGTTGCTGAATGCTAAGCGTCTAACTGATGGGCTTATCAGGGAAGCTAGTGTCTACAGTATGATGAACAAGCAGAAGCAACTAGCCTCAATCCTTAAGGACTTGGCTAAAAGGAGGGGGGTACAAGTCCAGCCTGACGACATGAGGCGTATCTTAGAGGAGGGGATGATCCCTCAGAGGTTGGCAGTGTACGGTAATAGTCCCACCCAACATGCTGTACTGATGGACAACTACAACAAGTTCTACAACAGCTTTCTAGATAGGGGGTTTCTGCCTGACGATATTCCTGAATTGCTCAACAAAGCTAATGAGGTATCAGCTCAGTGGGATGAACTGTTAGCTATTCAAAAAGCTACTGGCTACGATGTTGGTACCATGTACAACATTGGTTATATGCCACGCTCTCTCACTGATGAGGGGTTTGCCACACTCAAGCTAGCCACTAAGTCTACTGCTCCCTCACACGAATTGATAGCTAAGTCACGTACCACTTGGCGCTACCTACCAGAAGATCACAACTTAGCAGCAAGGATGATGGGGATAGAGCCTGATGACCTACATGGTCTCATTGCTAACCCACAGCAGTTTGCTGAGTACTTGTCACAACGTCTTTCCCCCACACAAGTTGATCTGCTAGTTGACAGTGGCATCATGTCTAAGGTGCCGCTGCTTACCTCTGAGGTGGCAGAATACATGACTCGCACGTACAAGTTACCAATTGTACCGGCTGATGTATTCATAGCCGACCCGTTGACAGCTACGCAAAAGATGGCTCAGTCTATGAGTAAGATGCTGGAAGAGTCGTCGATGATGAAACTCATTAAGACTGTGGGGTTGGATAAGGGGTGGTCTATTACCCCCCAACAATTCGACGCCAACAGAGAACTGTACAAACAATTTGTCAAGGTGGATGATGTGTACATGCACCCCCTAGTACATCAACAGTTTGAGGCCATCAAGGACATATCCAAGTCACCAGCAGAGATGAGTAAGTTAGCTGCTGGTTACAAGATGTTTACCCGTTGGTTCTCTAAGCAGGCAATTGGTAACCCAATAGGTGCACAGGTATACCTCACTAACCAATTCTTAGGTAATGCATTCACAGCACACGGACACGGCGTAGGTATCCACGAATATGTAGCCTCAGTAATAGACATGGTGAAACTAGCTGCCAAAGGGTTGGATGGATTTGACAATGTGAAACCCTTCCGCATCATCGATGGTCTGCCCGTTACGCATAGAGAAGTGGTAGCCAGGACAGCTCGCATGTTTTCCCGTGATGTGCTGCCTGGCGTATCAGGGGCTGATGCACTCCTTCAGTGGAAAGAGCTTGACCCACGCTACATTATGAAGCAGTTTGCTGACCTTAGAGCTGCTGCTAAGAGTGTACCTGAGTACGCAGAGGAGGTAACCAAAGTTCTAGAGAGGAAGAGTGACGCCATATTCCTCCCCACAATTAGGATGGCATCTATACTGGATATGGCTGGACACCTATCTATCGTCAGAGGACGTTCCCCCCTAGCCGGAAACTTGGGGGAAAGGATTGTAGACGGGTTGGCACAGTTTGGACTAGGTCAGTCTATCGGTAAGATTGATAGGTGGGATGACTTAATCCTAGAGGTTAAGCGCTCATTCCCTGTGTTCGACGACGTAGGTAAGTTCCAAAGCTACATCTCATCAGTGGCACCGTTCACTGCATGGTCGATGCAAAATCTCCCCCTACAAATGAGGGATATGATGCGTCAACCATCTAAGTGGTACAACTACGCTAGGATACATGCGCTATGGAATGATGCCCAACTAGAGGGGGAGGAGATACCGGTTCATGAGATGCAGCAGGAGGACATGACACGGTACGGTATGGTACTGCGCAGGGATGCACACGACAAGAAGACCTACGTACTGCACACTGATAACTTTGATCCTCGTTGGGGGGCGTTCACTTGGTTCACCGAGTCGATGGGGGCAGCAGCGGGCACAGGGAAGAAGAGTGGGGGTACGATTCAAGATTGGGTAAACAAGGCAATAGCAAAATCATACTTCAATGGCATCTATGAAGCAGCTTCTGGAATCGACACTTATACTGGCCGCCGTCGGGACGATAGTGAGTTCAATGCTAACAACCAATTTGCAGGAATTGCTATGCCCCCATGGATGGCAGCAGTCCTTTCCATTTCGCCGGTACTATCGTCTCTCGATAGATTGCCAGTGCTATCTGGTACGAAGGATGTTCTTGACCCTAGGACTAACGCTGTACTCGTACCCGCAACACAGGGGTGGCTACGTAACAAGGGTAAGCTACTCCCCAATCAGCTACAGGGAGTAGAGGCTACTATTCAAACATTGGGGGGGAAGGTACGCTACATTGACGGGCTGAAGAACATGCAGTACACTGAGGCTGACGTACTACGTTCCATCCAAGATCTGACTTCAAGGCAACGGAAGGAGCAGATGAGGTTAGCCACTGACGTCAGGAATGGTGCAGTTGAGAAAGGTGGGGGTGAGTACGCACGACGACTTGACGCCATCAATCGAATGACTGATGCCGCTATCCAACTCAATTATGACCTTGGTAGGTTACAGCTCTGGGCTATTCAGAATAAGGTACCCAGTTCTAAGATGCTGCAAGAGTTCCAAAAGAGACAGCTTGTAATGGATGGCTTACCACTACCTGGTGCTGAGTACATTCAGGAGTCACTTGATAACGCATTTGAGCTTAAGAGGATGAATAAATGAGTATAGCTATACAACGATTAATTAACCCATTTCAGACTGGTGGAGTAGTAGACTACCTGGAACAGCTACGTAATGTGGGGGGAACAATCTCAACAAGGACGTTACGAGCATTACTCGACTTTGATTACTGGGTTGCTAAGCACAACCTCAGACAGTTCATCTACCTGGCTTATCCCCTCTGCACTGAGACATTCACGGGTTTCGAGACTCCACTGTACCGCCCCCCAGGTTTTGTAGGTACAGTCAATAATGGCTTTGTGGGGGGTGATTACAGTAGAGTAACTGGCTTACTTGGAAATGGCGTAGCATGGATTGACTCTGGTGCATCAGTCGCCACTGTGTCAAGTTCCACTGGGGGGATGCTTGCTTGCTCAGTACTGTCAGGTGTCTCAGTCGATGGTGCGGCTATGGGAGCATTCGATAACGTTGCCTCTAACTATGCACTATACCCACGATTTGCTGTTGATGGTAACCTCTACGTAGACCACTACGGTACAGGTTCACCTCCTATCAGCGTACCTACTGCTGTAGGAATGAGTATGTACAATAGAATTGACGGTACAGAGAGAGCAATCTACAAAGACGGTGAGCTAATAAATACCACCGTTGTAGCTGTAGGGGGAATAGTACCGCCTACTACTATCGCCCTCAGTGCCAGGAAAAACTCAGTAACTGGACTTGCTGATCTTTTTTCAATAGGACTCTCATTCTCAGGTTTTATCATAGGAACCAATACTGGTATGCCAACTTCACTTGTTGGCCCGTTCTGTAGACAGTGGATAACTATGCAACAAATAATTAGACTACCATGACACTACAACAAGCAACAGATATTATCAGCCTTCAGAGGCGATTGGGATCATTTGTACCAACCTACCCCCCAGATATACTCACCTACTTGGTTAATGTTAGTACGTTGAATGGTAATGTTATCAAGAAAGTAGTCGATGCTTTAGTTGTATTCGACGATTATGTCAGGGTTAATAACCTTCGTCAGTACATACATCTGCTCAGTATAATGTGTACTGAGAATATCAATGGAGCATTTGTACCATTGTACTACCCCGTTGGTTATCCAGGAGTGATAGTTACTGCTCTAGGTTCATATGTGTATACTCGTACAGGTGGGCTAGTAGGTAACACTGCATCTTGGATTAATACACAGATACCATTCAACGCTGTCAACTCTATTAATCAAGGTATGATGGCTATACAAGCATTAAATACGGCAGTAGATTCTGGTGGTGAAATGGGTGTAAGTATTAGTGGAGTTTCAAATAACTTACAGTCACGATTCACTGACGGTAACTCTTATGCTCGTCATTTAGGTGCAACTGTTACC